GAAAAGATAATCGATGCAATTCAGAGTCGGTGCACAGTATTTGAAGTATTTCCACCTTCTCCAAAAGCAGTAGCGATGCGGATCGCAGAGATACTACAAAAAGAAAGTGTACAATATGATATAAAAGATGTTGGCCAGATTATAAAGAAAAATTATCCAGATATCAGACGCTGTATTTCTTATACGCAGCAGCAAGTAAAAGATGGAAAATTGGTCCTAGATGATTTACAAAAATCAGTTCTTGACTATTTAGATAAAATTGCAGAAATATTAAAAAATACCAAAAAAGCCCCGAAAGATAAGTATAGAGAGATACGACAGATTATCGCAGATACATCAATAAGGGATTTCCAGGATCTTTTTCGATATTTGTATGACAATGCATCAGAAATAGCACCTGAGGGTAAGGAGGGAAGTATGATACTGAAGATAGCAGAAGCACAGCGTGCTGATGCGCTGGTGGTAGATAAAGAGATTTCCGCTGTTGCAATGCTTATAGAAATCATCGCGATGCAAAAATAAAATATTAAAACACAATAAAAAAATTAAAAACATGAAAAATAATATTTCAGATTTAAGTCCACAAATGTTACTGGAGAATTCTCGAGAAGAAGTTTGTGAAAACTGCCAAGGGCAGTTCTTTAGACAAGTAATAATGCTACGCAGAGTTTCAAAATTGGTAATTGGTGCCCCGCACGACCAGATGATTCCTATTCCAGTCTTTCGATGCGATGACTGCCTGACTCCGGTAGCAGATATGGTTCCAAGAGATAATCCACAACCCGGCCCAACCGAGGATAATGATGATAGTAAAATAATTTCATTGAATGGTGAATAATGGCAAAGAAAAAACAAAAGTCTCTTTTTGATTTGCTTGGGTGTATTTTTGATAAGACACCATGGGAATCGTTATCTGAAACAGAGAAGAAAGCATTTTCTCCTTATATGATTAATCGATTTATATCAATGGACCAAAATTACACCGGAATTATTAATTATTTGCAGCGATATTCTATTGGTATTTTAAGGCCAAAAGATGTATATAAGTTGTATCAGAGTATTTTTCCAAAGCAGCGTGGTTTTTATTCAAAATATATTAAAAAGTCAAAAACTTCGGATTTTGATTTAAATGAGAATTTAATTAAATTTGTTGCAGATAATGATCACAGATCTACAGATGAATGCAGGGAGAATCTGCAATTACTTCTGTCAATGCCGATTGGAAAAGATATTGTTAAAGAATATCTAACTCGTTATGGAGTTGATTCTGCAACTATGAAAAAGGTGTATGGGCTATGAGAACAAAGAAAAAAAAGGAAATTCTAATTGAAGAAGAAGGTGGTGGACTTGTTTTTGCTGAAGGTATATTTGGACTTTGCGTTGGTGACAGTATACAGTTCGATACTGAGAAATTAGTATCTTACTCACAATATGCGAAATTTAAAAAGTGCCCGAAATCATGGGAGCTGAGGTATGTTAGAAAACATCGTGTTCCAGAGCAAAACATTTATTTCGTTTATGGTACGGCCATGCACGAAACTATTCAAGAGATGCTGTATGTTTGCTATAAAAAAACTGTGAAAAAAGCCAAAGAAACTGATTGGAATGCAATTTTTTTAAATAAATTGAAAACATTATATACAAAAGACATAGACGAATTGGGTGGTGTGCATTATTCCTCAAAGGAGGAATTAGCGGAATTTTATCATGATGGTTGTCAGATTTTAAAATACATTTTGAAAAAACGAACCACATATTTTAGCAGCAAAAATACGACATTGGTTGGTATAGAAATACCAATTTTTATTGCACCTGATCCGAATAGGCCAAATATTAAATTACAATCGCATTTGGATCTCGTGTTTTATAATAAAGTTAGCGGAAAGTATCGGATTATTGATATAAAAACGGCTCGTAACGGATGGAACAAATACAAGAGAAAGGACAAAAATGTAACCAACCAGCTTGTTTTGTATAAAAAATATTTTTGCGAAAAATTTGGCATTGATCCAGAAAAAGTTGATATTGAATATTTTATAGTAAGACAAAAAATTGATGAAGATAGTCTATGGCCAATACCAAGAGTATCGCAATTTAAACCGGCATCCGGAAAAGTATCTATAAAACGTGTAGAAAAGGATTTTCAATACTTTATTGATAGTTGTTTTGATAAGAGTGGTGAATACTTAGATATCTCGCATCAAGCACTTCAAGGAAAGCGTGAAAATTGGAACTGTAAATTTTGTAACTATAATGATCGACATGATTTGTGCCCACCTGATGAACGGGTAATTGGGGAATTATAAAAAGAAAAAATGAATTTAGGAATCATAGGATCCAGAAACTTCGTTAAACGCAGCCTTGTCGTCGACTGCCTACAAAAATTGAAAAGTCGATTCGGACCAACATTGGTTATATTGTCAGGAGGTACAGATACGGGTGCAGAATTATTTGCTAAAAAGGAAGCACTGAATTTTGGATTGAAATATCTGGAGTATAATCCATCATTTACAGGATATAAAATGTATTCTGCACTCCCAGAAGAATATTATGGAAAGGGGTTTCACCCAAGCCACTTCCACGACAGATATAGAAAGCTTATTATTGATTCCGATCGTATTTTATTCTTCTTACCAAAAACAGGTTCTCTTGAAAAAGAGATTGCTGCAGCACTGAAAATGTGCAAGAAAATGAATAAATCATATCTTATCTTGAAATAAAATAGTATTAAAAAACATATTTATAATAAAGAGTTTTAATGGAAAATAAAATAAAGTTACCAAAGCTGCAGAAAATATCTGAGGCGAGTTTAAAGAGACCAAAAATATTATTGTTAGGAGATGATCTGACGGCATTTTCTGGTATTGCAACCATGTCTCGTACATTCGTATTTGGAACAGTTGATCGGTTTAATTGGGTACAGTTAGCAGCTGCTGTTAAACATCCAGATGACGGCAAAGTGATTGATTATAGTGCAGAAGCACGCAAAATAACAGGTGTAGATGATGCGATCGTTAAATTGTATCCATCAACAGGATACGGTGATCCAAACAAATTGCGTAGACTGCTTGACATAGAAAAACCAGATGCGATTATACATTTTACAGATCCAAGATTTTGGGGTTGGTTATATGAAATGGAAGATGAAATTCACTTCCAATACAAGATACCAATAATATATTATGCAATTTGGGACAATTTTCCATATCCATTATGGAACCATTCAGCCTATGCATCGTGTGATTGCATTTTAGGAATTAGTAAACAGTCGCATTTGATTCATACTAAAGTATTAGAGTACGGAGGTACAGATGTTGTTGATTTGGAAAATGGCGATCTTCTTTCAGATTATAAACCGGGCAGTGTTATTACAAAGTATGTACCGCATGGTATTGATAGCAATATGTTCAGGCCACTAAAATCCGGTGATCGAGATTGGGATGAATTTGTGACATTTAAAAAGGTTTTATTTAAGGGCTTTAAAAAAGCACCACGATTTGTTGTATTTTGGAACAATCGAAACATTAAAAGAAAGCGCCCAGGTGATTTAATATATGCATTTAAGTTATTTATTGACCAATTACCAGCTAAGCATCGTAACGAGACATTACTATTATTACATACAGATCCGGTAGACAGGCACGGCACAGATTTGATAGCAACTCAAAATACGCTGGCACCCGATTGCAATATAATGTTTCATACTGATAGATTAGCACCTGAAAAAATGAACTTTTTATATAATGTTGCAAATGTTACAATAAACATTGCTAGCAACGAAGGATTTGGGCTATCTTCAGCAGAATCTATTATGTCCGGGACACCAATAATTAATAATGTAACAGGTGGACTTCAAGATCAAATGCGATTTGTTGATGATGATGGAAACTGGTTTCAACCAAACAATGAAATTAGTAGTAACCACTTAGGTCATTACACAAAATGTGGTTCGTGGGCATTTCCTATATTTCCTGATCTTAGAACATTGCAAGGATCTGTACCAACACCATATATTTTTGATGATATTGCTGATCCGCTTACAATTTCAAACGCAATATACGACGCATGGAAAACAGATCGGGCAACTTTACGTAAAGTTGGACAAGAAGGTCGCGAATGGCTATTAGGTGAAGCTAATATGTCAGCTAAAGCAATGTCTGATGGAATTGCGAAAGGAATACAAGATACGATAAACGTCTGGCAACCTAGGCCAAGAATACACGTAGAACGTGTGAAAGGACAGCCAGTAGTGAAAGAAACAGGAGTTACTGCATATTAATATAACTGAAACTATAACAATGAATA